TATAGTTACAATTTGATTAGCATTTGGACTTTCTACTGTAAAATTTCCTTGATCTAAAGTACCTTGTTTAAACATAACGAAAAATCCAGTATTAATACTAGCAGGTCCTATACCATCTTCTCTGTATAAAAGGCTAAATTTATCTCCTGGTAAAGGTGCTTTTTCAATAATATCGTTTGAAAAATCAACAGGAACTATTTCAAATCTGACTGTCTGACCATCGATAGATTTTGCAAAATTAAAAATAGGTAATCCTGTTTGCGATGAATTTACTCTATATCTTTCTGTTAATAAATTATTAATTGTATCACTTTTATACGGTTGTCCAAATTTATTATTGACATCAAATGCAGCATTTAACACTCTAATGTACTGCTCATACCAGTTATTATTACTAGGGTCATTCCATATAATATTTTGCCCTTCTAAATTTAGATTGTTAGAATCAATAATGCTTTCTGTTGTTCTTACACTAGTTATTTTCAATAATCCATTTGCACAAATATTTCTTTTAGGACTATAACTTAGTAATCTTGCTAATCGTAATACACTTTCTCTACGCTCGGCTAACTCTAAAAAGTTTTCTCTAGCATTTAAATCAATCCTAAAAGATAAATTTTGTCCTAAGAATGCAATTAAGTCAATTAACGCTATATATTCTGAACTTTCAATATAATCATTAAAATCTTCAGGATACTTTTCTCTTAGATAATTTATCATTACCCTGCGAAGACTGTCAAAATCATAACTTTGAAATTCTGCACTTGTATAACTTTGGTATATTCTTTTCCAGTCTTCGGCTACTAATAATCTATTTTGTCTATCAGTTGATGCCATATTAAATCCTTTTATGTATTTATTTGCAAATTAAATACGCATTTTACGATGATAAAAATCCAGCTCTGCGATCAAATGCTAATCTCATTTTGTCCTGTATATTATAAGGAAGGTAAATCAAATCACACTCAACTTGTATTCCACTTTCATATTCATCTACAATTACACTTGCCATTTTAACCCTTGGGTCACTTCTAATTATTCTGTTTACATTATCAATTATTAAATTTCTTAATTGTGGAGTTAAAGGTTCAAACAAAATATCCCATAAAATTGTACCAAATGTAGGATCAGATAACTTTTCTCCTTGTCTAATATGAAAATGATTTATAATATCTTGCTTAATTAATGCAAGATCGTATAATTGTGAATTTGTAGCACTATTGATGGTGCTTATACCACGATAAGTTTTTGATCCTGGTTTAAATCTTTGCGTTTTGTTAGCATTTTTTATTGTAATATCTTTATAAAGATTTGTAAGATTCATCATTTACCTTTCTTAAATGTATCGTCTTGAGCTCCTCCGTTAAATATTAGAGGAGTCTTTATTTCTTCTTGTTCGTATTTTATTGCAAATTCACACGCATCGTCAATTGATATTGTACTATCTGTTTTATCTGGATAAAATGTTTTAGGTTCTAAATTTTCATGACTGTAATACGGTTCGTGCATAGGAATACGTATTGGTATAAAAGTATGATGAGCACATTCAGGTAACAATGCATCAATTGCAGGTTCTGCAGTATCCGCTGTAATACCATTTGATCCTTTAGCTGATCCGCTTCCAAAATATTGCAGCTTACTCATATTATTAATAGGTGCATTATATTCATTACTTGCACCAGCTGTTACATAATTAATATTACCTGCTTTTATATGATTACTATTCATTGCTGTCATATAGCAAACTTTTGATTTAATTGCAGCAGTAACATCTGCATAAATTCGCATATTTAAACCTGCCTTAATATGCATATTTTTGCCTGTAAACTGTTTAAAATCATCTCCAGACTTTTGATCAAAAGTTGTATCAGCTAAATGGAATGTTGCTTTATTAGAATGCTGATGAATGTTATTTTTTGCTAACAAGAAAAAATCTCTATCAACAGTTGTATGACTATCTTGCGAAACTTCTAATTTAAAATCTCCTAGTTTAGGATGAGTTCCTACTTTCCAATATACATCTCTACTTACATCTATATACAAATTATCACCTGGTTGCTCTACTGTTGGTAAATCTTCAAAACTATTCCATTTCCATGTTCCGTCTTCGTTCTTAATACCTAACTCAGGTCTCAGTGCAGGATCTTTTTTAACTTCTGCTGTACCAACTTTCCAATGGGTAGCATTGCCAGATTCTAAACGCATTTGCTCTCTAGCTTTAATATTCACATTACCAGAGGCTTCTAAGTTGATATCTCTATTTGCTTTCAAATTAAAATCAGTTTCAGAATGTATACTAACACTATCATCTGTGTAAATGTCAATTTTTCCATTACTTGTTAATTCAATCCATGCATTGCCTTGGGCGTTAATTATGTAGATTAAATCTTCTGTATTATGCATTACTATTTGATGACCAGTTCGTGTGCGCCATCTCGTAAGTTCATTATGCGGTAAAGCAACATCTCCGTCAGTTTCTCTTTTTTCTACGTAAGCATATTCAGGAGGATCAGTGTTTGCAGGTTTTTTCCTTAGAATTTTTTCATCGCCGTCATCCATTACAAAACTTGTGCCACCTAATCTACTAAAAGGAATATTTGTTTCGCCAAACTTTTCTCCATATCTAGCCTTAGGTTTACCACTACGTCTATCAGGGTGTCCTGGACTACTGATTCCTAAAACCATACTAGGAACCTCTCTTCTAGCACTAGAAGTAGTCGTTCCTCGAGTTTGGTCTACAATATTATCATCCCATTTGGTTAAACCCTGATGCTCTAATATATCGGCTCTATCTTTATCTACAGATTTTATGTATTGAGTAGGATCATTACCTGTTCCTGTTTCTAGTACTTTATTGTATTCGCCAACAGGAACAATCTTACCAGTATATTTTCCATCTGGGTCGTTACTATAAGTTGTTGATGCATTGCCTGGCATCATAAAATTCATATATTTGTCTTGCAAACAACCTATCCAAAAACCATATCCAAAGTTATTTTCTGCCATTAATACTAGAACTTTTACATTCAAATCAGGAGGAACTCCCCAAAAACCATAACTTTTTTGCGTATAATCATAACCAGGATTGTTTCCAACTCCTTTTCGTGGAGTATTACCCATAAATGGACTTACGTATGAACAAGGTATATAATATCCAGTACTTTCTCCTGGACTACCAGCTTCTGTTGTTTTTAAAATTTCAACTTCGATTGAACCCATGTATTCTGTATCTAAATGATTTGTAACCCTACCTACATAAGGGCCGACTCCTGTCATCCAGGTTGGTTTAGACCCCCTAGAATATTGGGTACGAGATCCTTGACTTGCCATTACAAATAACCTCCAGAATTAATTATAGATTGTTCAAATTCATCTAATCCTCTCATTATGCCTTTTTCAGGATCTGCTTTTTGTTTTGTATCAACTCCTTCTTGATTTCTTATCCTAATCATTTTTAACTTTTGTGTAAATTTTCCTTCGGCAAAACTATGTACAACTGATATAACCTGATATATACCACTATATGCAGCAGTATCTTCTAAGCCAACACCATTGAAATCCATAAATCCATTATCAGCGTTTGTATCAAACGGTGTTCTAAAATTTACAATAATATGCACTTCACTATCTTGATAATTCATTGTTCCGTCCTCATTTACATTTATAAACTCTTGACTAGGTATTGCATGGAAATTACCATACCCACTATCAGTTATAAAATAAGGATCACCCCAAATAGTCATAGTTGTGTTTACTAAATCAACTGGACTATTAAGAAGAGCATCGTTAAAATCTCTTGCAACTCCTGTGCTAAGTTTGTCTGGTTGCCCTCCGCCTACTGATCCTGTTTGTGTTTTTGGACTTTCTTCTGTCGATTTACTTCCTGACGAAGAATCTGTAGCAATATTACCCGGCACAGGTGGTCTGTGTTTTTGTGTCGAGACACCTGCCCTTGCATCTTCCTCGTCACTTTTTATACTACCTTTATCTATTCCGCCAAACGGTTGGGCTGCAAGATAGAATGCTTTATTAAAATTAATATCAAATTCAAGTACATTATCATTTACACCTGTAAAAATATAATTATATTCTTTTGCACATTGCTTTCGTAATGCAGCCGTAATACTAGGTTCTGAACTAGACTGGTATCTACTTATATGGGCTTTATACGGTACAACCCTGTAAACATACAACCTTGGAGGTTTTCCTGTGTTAATTTCTTGCGGTGTATCTTTTAAATTATAAACTTCTACATCGACCCTGAACCAAGGTATCATTCCATATCCGTCCGGCTTTGCATCTGCAATTGTGCGACCATAATCGCTTAAAATAACTACTTCTTCTATAATTTCTTGTATCGTTGTTCCGGTTTTAAAAGTTAAAGTAGATAAATTGTCACTTACCTGTATTTTTCCTCTTTCAAAAATTCCATCTTTGTCATCTAATTCGGTAAATCTTGGTCTGCCAAAAGGTTTTTTTGTTCCATCTAAAAATGAATCAACAAGTTTTCCCTTACCAATTGCATTATTTGTTTCAGCTGATTCTGCAAATGTTCTTGCTATTTCTCCTAGATTACTCCTATTAACTGTTACACCCAAAATTGTCTGATCTGGATTATCTAAATCATCAACAAATTCTCCTAAACTTGCAGTATCTTTTTCATATACAGAAGACTGATACAAATCAGTTGTTTTTAAAGCACCTGGACTTTTATAATATAATGATGTTGTTTTTGTTCCATCATTATCAGCAACTTCTCCTACTTTAAATGTAGAATCTGTCGCTTCTTTAGGAAAAATTATTACATATTCATTTGCTGTGGTTATTTCGCCTTTGCGTCTACGCTCTTGCTCTCGAGAATTAATAATAGAATGCAAACTATCTGCTCCTGTTTGCAAAATTTCTTTTACTGTTCTACCAGTTAATTTTACATCAGCTTTTAATGCCTGTACTTCGTCTAATTGTCCTTGTTCAGTCCACGGTATTGCTTTTATATTGTAAACACTACCACCTTCGGTTACATTAAAATTAATATCAACAAATTTAAAGGGTAGCAACCTGCGTAGATGTTTTTTTTCTAAATAATTTCCATCACTGTCCCATCCTTTAAATTCAACAGTTAATAAAAAAGGAGCTTCGAGATAATTTGACATTTCTCCTCGCGCCTTTTGAGCTGCTACTTTTAATTCTTGTAAAAAAAGTCCCATACTATAAGGTTCAGTAACATTGAAAGCAATACTTGTTGCATTTGATTGTTTAGTTTTCCTATTATGAGTTATCAAACTATTAATTTCTACATTATCTATAAAATACTCAACTTTACCAAGTGCCGCTTCTGGAGGTGTATCAACACCGTCTGCACCTCCTCCAGATTTTAAAATAACTATCTTAGGATCCGATTTCCTATAAGTTTCATTTGGTGCAGATGTTTCCTCATCTGTTAAAGCACTTAAGGTAAAAATATAATTATAACTGACAAAATCATCTAATTCATTTGGGAAAGGTAATGTAGGCTGAGCAGTTAACCTATCGTCATTACTGTCAATATTAATTGTTGCGGCTGATTCACCATTTCCTCCTGTGTTATTTGAGACTACTTGTATATCTGTATCAGCCATGTTAACCTAAATATTTTACTAAATTTGACAATTTTGGTAATATAATTTCTACACCAGCTTCAATATCATAAACAGGATCCTGTATTATATCCATATTGCGTTGAGCAAAAACCCACCATAAACCGTAATCTCCATATAAATCATATGCAAGTAAATCTGGTCGATGTGTATACTGAGGTTGTATCATATATCTAACATCATCTGATTCAGCTGGCACAGATCTAATTTCTAAAATATCTAGATATGTTCTATTGACAATTTCAGTTTTAATCCAAGGACTGTTGTTTTTATATTTTGACATTAAATAAATCCATACTTGCTTCGTGTTAAACTTCCACTTATAAAACTTTTTAAGCTAAATCGTTTTATATTCCTTCTACTATACATTGGAATTAGCGTTACTGATAAAGTACTTTTTGTAGGAACATGAGTTCCTTTCGTTCCTACCCTTTTAACAAAAATATAATCAACATCAGTTGGTAATTCAACTGTAAAATTACTAACTACAACAGGCACATCATTAAAAACATATTCTCCAAAACCATTTAATTTTATTACAGGAGGTGGAGCACCTACATTAGGTGTAGCTCCATAGGCCATTTTTGTGACACTTCGTAAATAATGCACCATTGCTATCCAATATTTTCCATCTTCCATAGTTTCTACAGTAAAATCTCCTGTGATTGTGATATTATCTACCTGCGAATTTTGATATGCATAAAAAGGATAATTACTATGTATGGGTTTTATAGGAGTATAAGATGCAGAATTAGATAATATGATAGACGGAGTATATGGAAAAACTAAAGTATTATCAGTTAAAGTAAATGGTTTCATAATCGCTGCATCGCCAAATCCTGGAGCAATACTAAGTCGTACTCTCCAATCTGCATTTGCTGCTTCGGATACACCCCATGATGCTGAATCGTCACCACCGCCGTCCTCGGGCTCTCCGCCAATTGGCAATCCTACTGATCTTAAAAATTTTCCAAATGAAGATTCTGATACAGAATCAATTATACCATTTCCTACATTTGATGCGGTTTCACTTACTGAATCCCATGCAGATCCAGCTAATTCTTTGCCCGAATCCAAAGCACCAGAAATAGCTTCCCCTGCTTTATCTGCATATGGATCTAAATCTATTTCTAAAGGATTTCCACCTGTATTTGTAGGAGACGCACTATTTAACAAATTTTCTCTAATTTCACCCATTGGATATACTCCTTTAAAGTATTTATTGACTTTTTAAACTACATATATTATAATAAAAATTAATTTGGAGACTAAATGAAAAAAACAAATTATCTTAACAATAAAGATATATTATCAGAAATACATAAAAGTAAAAACACATTTTGTAGCTTTAGTTTACCAGAATATCATCAATACGATGCTATTTTGTCAAATATTAATCAAATAGACAATGAATTTATTAATATTGCAAAATCTAATAGAGCAAAAAGAATAAATCAAGATACAAAATTAACCATTGATGTTGAAAATATTCCCAACACTGATTTAATTTTTAGAATTATGACGTTTGATCATATTCCTGATCAACCTGGTCGAAAGAAAAATCCAAAAACTATTGCTGATCGAAAAATTAAATTAAATTTTCCTCCATTCCAACATTGGAAATTTAATGATAATAATGAATTAATTTGTATTGGAAAAAGTCATTGGAAAGGAGATGTATTTAGCGGATCTTTTTCACTTGACCACGGTATTGCTACCGATAAACTTGCATTAATGTGGATGAAATTATGTGAAAGATATGCTACACGTGGTAATGTAAGAGGATATACTTATAATGATGAAATGAGAGGTCAAGCAATCTTACAGTTAGCTCAGATTGGGTTACAATTTGACGAATCTAAAAGTCAAAATCCATTTGCATACTATACAGCAGCAGTTACAAACAGTTTTGTTAGGGTAATTAATCTAGAAAAACGTAATCAAAACATACGAGATGATATTTTGGAAATGAATGATATGAATCCTAGCTACACTAGACAAGCAAATGATGAATGGGAAGTAGCTTTAAAAAGAGAAAAAGAATTCCAAGAAAACAATACATTCTAAATTTTTATGTTTAAAAAAGCAGCAGTATTTACTGATATACATTTTGGATTAAAAGGTAATAGTAAAATACATAACGATGATTGTGAAAATTTTGTTGACTGGTTTATCGAAACTGCAAAAGAAAATAACTGCGAAACTGGAATATTTTGCGGAGATTGGCATCACAATCGCAACAGTTTAAATCTAACAACTATGCAGGCTACCCTCCGTAGTTTAGAAAAATTAGGTGCAGCATTTAATACTTTTTTTATTTTTACAGGTAATCACGATTTATATTACAAAGACAAGCGTGATGTAAGCTCTACTGACTTTGCTAGACATATAGAAGGTGTAGAATTTGTAAACTCGTTTACGGAAATTGACGATGTTGCACTTGTACCCTGGTTAGTAGGAGATGAATGGAAGCTTATTGAGCAATGTAAATCCAAATACATGTTTGGACACTTTGAATTACCGCATTTTTATATGAATGCTATGGTAAAAATGCCCGAACATGGCGATTTACGACCTGAACACTTCAAAAATCAAGACCTTGTGTTCAGTGGTCATTTCCATAAACGTCAAAAACAAGGTAAGATACAGTATATTGGTAATGCATTTCCTCACAACTATGCAGATGCAGGTGACGATGAACGTGGTATGATGATATTTGATCGTGAAAATAACCTTGCACCTGAATATATTAATTGGTCTGATGCTCCTAAGTATCGTACTACTACACTTAGTAAGCTATTAGATCCCCAAGCAAACATAATTAAACCAAATATGTATCTTAGGGTTACACTAGATTTACCAATATCGTATGAAGAAGCACAATTTATCAAAGAAACTTATATATCACAATACAATTGTAGAGAAATTGTGCTAATTCCACAGAAACAGATTGAAGAAATATCAACAGAACTAGATATTAGCCAGTTTGAAACAGTAGATGAGATTGTTTCTAAAGAAATTAATGCAATTGACAGCGAAAACTTCAACAAAAACACACTGTTAGACATTTACAACGAATTATAATGCCAATTAAAATAAAAGACCTTACAGTTAAAAACTTTATGAGCGTTGGTAATCAAACGCAAGCAATAGATTTTAGCAAAGAACAATTAACACTAGT